TATTGCTGTTGTCTGCTATCCATTGTTCACGTGCTTTGATTTTAGCTAGACGATTTTGTGCGCCACGTCCGGTAGCTCCACCGCTCATGTCTTCAATGCCCTTCATCATTTCATCTTGATAGTGTGTAAGGAATTGTTTTATGAACTGCGTTGGATTGCCTACTTGAGTGCCGCCGCGGATTTGTTTATTGATAAATGGTTTGATCATACGAGCAAACTCTTTGTCTTGTAAGACTAGATCAAAGCGTTGTTGACCAATCTTTTCCATTGTTTGTACTGCGGCATTTAGGCTACGTTGTAATTTTGTGTTTTCACTTGGCGTTAGACTAGCAATACCAGTATAGTCTTTATAAGTAGCATCATCAAACCATACATCCTTGGTTTGATTAAATGCTGTTACGTTTACACCGAATTCAGCTGACATAGTGTCAATAGTATCACCTTGGTAGCTAGTGTGAAAAATAATACCAATCTTTGCATTTCTTACTCGTTCACCTAAATAACTCTTAACCGGAACAGCATAGGTAATTGTATTTGGTGTAAACACATAACAATCTTCTTCGTTAACTGTGACTGTAGTAACAGTACCCGGGGTAAACATTAGATCACCCTGTACTACTCCACGAATACCTAATTCTCGTAGGTATTGAAATGCGGCCTGTAGGATAGCAACTAGTTCAGGTTGATCACTATACATTGCTTGCGCATCAGCAGTTGACTTGACACGTTTCGGATTTGCTTTGCTGAATACTGATTTAGTACCTACAAAAAACTTACCATCTTCTGGATCAACACCACAGATAATAGCTGGACTACCATCCCATTTAACTGTTAGTTTAGTAGTTGTGCCTGTGCCTTCTGCTAGCATATGACGTAAACTGTCAATGTAGTTTAAGGCTTCTTGTGCGCCGGCCCAACCTTTATTAAAAACCAAATCCTCTAGATGTTCGAGGTGAACATTTTTACTTTCAGCAAGTAAAAAATCAGGAGTTTGTTTTTTAATTTCAAATAATTTCATTCTTTAACCTAAAACAATATCTTAAACATATCAACTACAATACTAAAACAAAATTTCAACACTGGCCACGCTACGAAATATGTTACTAGTCCAGCTATTACCATTGATACTAGCGTAATAAGTACGTTATTAACTTCCTCAGGAAGCTCAGGTGGCGGAACATATGGTCTTGTTCGATCCCCTTGTTTTTCAATTGTCTCTCGTAATCGACACGTAGGACAAATAAATGGTCCACTCCAGTACGCATTCGGATCACCAGGATTTAACTCTGTATAGCATCCTGTACATCTAGGCATGTTAGTTACCTTTCTTAGTTACAATAAGTGCTATTATACGCTCATTTAACCAAAATGTCAACTACTATTTCCCAGGGGTTGGCTTGGCGTTTTTTACTTTAGCTTCTAAATCAGCATATCTCGGATCGTCTGGGCCAATTCCACCTATATTTGGTTTCTTTTGTTGTTTTGGCTGGGCAGTCTTTGCTTGCTGTTTTGGTTGTTGCTTTGCTGTATTTGTAGTTGGGCTGTTAGGCTCATCAGGCGTATACGAATTATCTAAGAAATCAGCTTGTTCATCGTTGGCCTGTTGACCACGATCATTTACCCATCCTTTGTTGGTCTTAGTCCAGGTGTATTTTTGACCTTTAAATTTGTATCCTACCGGAGCAGATTTTTCTTTTTTATTACTAGCTGTAGTAAACAGTGATCCTATTGGTTTTGCAGTACGTTGGCTTATCGCACTACCAATATCACCAGCGTACTGACCCCACTCTCTAGGGTGTAATTCATGACCAACTCCGCGAGTAAAATCAACTGCTGGTTCAGCTACTGCTCGTGTTGCTTTACCTGTACCATGTGCTGCTCTAGCTATGGCTCCAGTTTTTTCATACTTGCCACTGATATCTCTACCAGCACGTTTGCTTTTACCTGTTAGACCACGTCCAAAGTTTGCGCCGATGTTACTAAAGTCTCGGCCGGCTTTTTTAGCTTTTCTAGCCATACCTTTAAGGAAGTCATCTTCGACTATGATCTCATTAATCTTCATTCTTTAATTTCCTAACACCACGAGTAAATTTAGCAGGATCCTGTCCTTTAATAGCATTAAGCAAGCGACGTTCTAACTCGCCGGCAGTTTCTGCTTCGTAGTTTTCATGAATGTATTTGATGAGGTTAATAGCGCCATTGATGATATTACTGGCACGGCTCTCTAGTAGACTATCCTTATCTTTGTGTATAAGTAATTCGTCTAATTCTGTAAGAAGGCTACGGGTGCGTTTCTGCACAATTATTACTCCAATTTAGTATATTTATCCAAATGTTATTTTAATAATTGGGCAAACTCAGGACATAATATTTCAAATTTCTCTTCCCTAATACGGTCCAATTTATTAATTTCCTGCCATAAATTGTTAAAATCCATGCTGTCATCAATTTGAATAGAATTAATTAATTCTAATAGTTGTGGGTACCTAGCAAATTTTTTGCTGAGGGCGTTGTAAATCTTTGATGTGATAACATCGACTGAAAAATTCAATGTCGAATTGTTAGCAGTTTGAAATATTAGATTAACTTGATCACCTAGTCGATTTGATGAAAAATTATAGTTGTGCCACTCTACTAGTTCGTCTAAATAAAATAAATTTAGAAAACTCCAAGTACAATTAATTTTAAACATATGATTGACTGGCATATTCTCTATATACCAATTTACATTTTTTTGTAATTTATCCCAAGAAACTCCTGTGCGTTGATATTCAAATCTTTTTCCTACATCATCAATACTAAAATATAATTCAACTAATTTACATTCACTCCACAAATCCAGTACCTGTGGCGGTACTGTCACTGATCCATTGGTATTATAAAGTACATGAACATCACCTAACCCCTTGGCTTGTTTTATTGCCTCAATTAATTCGATATGAGTAGATACTAACAGTGGCTCACCGCCACCATGAAAATGTATATTTTTTAAATTTTTTAGATAATCTATATCTGTTAGTTTAATTTGATTAAACTTTTCAAATTTTGAAAGCTGACTAATATTCTCGGGAAATAATTCAATGAAATCTTTATTCCAAGCTGTGCTATTTTCTGGACCACATATAGCACATTTAAGATTACATAGATTTCCAACACTGTAGTCTAGGCTTATAGGAGCAGTGCCATCTAACTCACTGTCTTGTAAATATTTTTCATAGAGATCTATTACATTCAATCTTCTACTGATTAATCCATGTTCCTCTTCTTTGTAACATTTTTCACATCCTGGAACAGGCATATCTTGTTCAATAAGATTTTTTAAATATACATGATTCTGTGAATTCCAAACTGTGCTTACATTAACTTCATCGGTTGTTGCCAATTCATAACCCGAATAGCTACAAGGAGTATATCGAACTGTTCCATTTTTTGACCATACAGCAATATTCTTGTAAATTTCATAACAAAAATATTTTTTATTTTTGATATTATTCAACTTTTTTCAAACCAGCTAGCATATTCTTAAGTTTACTGCTATCTACTTGTGCAGTAACTTTAGCACTATCACCTGTTTCTTTAAATGTGGTATTAGTTTTAATTTGACTGAGGATATTTGTTACACCACTGCCAGTGTCGCTGTCACTAGCACCACTATCTGTGATGCGCATTGTGTCAATGTCATAGTCTAGATCAATCTTTTGGCCTACACCAGTTGAACTACGTGACTTCATACACTGTATTTGATAACGACCACGCTCACGCATTGCTCGACTGGTAAAGATACCAAACACATTATCTGCTGTGTTAATCTTTGACAAACCACCTGCGATGTGACTATGGTCAAATTCAATTTCTTCAACCGCACCACGATTTAACTGACTTGCTGTGACAAATAGCACACCTAGTTCTTTAGCTAAATTACGTAGTTCTTCTGATACGTATTTGTCTTTAACAAACAAATCATTTGGACTAACTTTAGCACTTACAGGCATAACCAAGTCTAGATAATCTACCATAACAAAGTCAACTTTACGACCTGTTTGAACTTGATATTCTTTTAAGTATGCTCTAATGTCATTAACATTACTCTGTGCTGGGAAACCTTTGATTTGATAGTTACCCGCTTTTTTACTAACAAGACGCACTTTCATTGTAGTTGTATCAATGTCTTTGCGAATATCTTTTGTGCCCATACCAGTTAGCATAGCATCTGTTCTAAGTGCGCAAAGTTCTTCACTCAACTCTAAACTTACATACACGCCACTTAGGCCTGCTTGTAGCCAACTCAATGCCAAGTTCATCATAACAAGTGATTTGCCTGATCCTGATCCACCAGCAAAAATGTTTAGTTCACCGCGACTAAATCCACCATATAGGAGTTTGTCAAGTTGTGGCCAACCTGTTGATACTTGTCCACCACTGTTGTAATACTTTTCAATACGTTGTTTAGGATCAGCAAAGTAATCTGTACCCATGTCTTTGGTCAAGCTAATTTGTACAGCATCTTTAATAAGTTTTTCTACAGGATTATAGTCACCCTTTTCCAGCATGTCTGCGGCTTTAAGAATAGCACGTTCAAGTTCTTGACGTTTAGTAAACCCCTCAAACTCATTCATAAACCATTCATAATGGTTTTCATTTAAGTCTGGCACGTGCTTAAGATCAGTGCCAGTAACTGCCTTGACCTGTTCAATAGTAGGCATAGCTCTGTGCTGATCTGTGTGTTCTTTGATAAACTTAGCTACTTCACGTAGGCTACGATCAAAGTTTTCTGGATTGTAAATGTTCTGTACACGCACATAGCTCTGTGCGTCTTGTAGCATCATTTCAATAAAAAGTTTTTGTAAATCTGGTGAATAATCTTTGCTCATATACTTAATTATGTAATCTTTTTCTCATTAATTCAATTTTTAACTTACTCGATTCTCTAGCATCTAAGATGCTCTTTAATACAAACAGCTTACCATATTTAACCACTGCTTCATTTACGTCTTTACAGGTTTCTTGCCATACAGGAAAACTAACTGACCAGCCATACTCTATGGCTCTATTTACTAGGTTAGCTCCAGCTTTATCAGCATCTGGAACTACAATAACTTCTCTGCCTAGACTATCGATGATGTCTGCTTGAGTTTCACTACAGTCATTGCTCATAACCGCTACGCCGTCTACACTCATAGCATCAAACGGGCCTTCGCATACAATAACAAATTTAGCATCCGGTAATTGATTATTTAAGTTGAATACCAGGTTAGGTTCATAGTTGCTGAAATATTTCGGTCTGACACCATCTACAAAAGCACGACTAGTGTAGCCTATTATCTTGCCTTCCCAGATCATAGGAATTATCACACGTTGATCTAACTTATGTTCTAGACTGTCTGTCCAATAGAAATCATAAAGGTCTGTGTTAATTTTACGAGCTTTAACATAATCAACTGCTGAATTTAGTAATGGCGGAACATTACGTAAATCATCAAGCAAATGAAATGAGAGCAGTGCTTGAAAACTAACAGCACCCTCTGGAAGTTCTCTGACCTTAAACTCTACACGTTCTTCTTCAGCTTTGACTTCTTCTGGATTTACTAGCTCACGGATACGAATAGCTTCAATGACTAGGCGTTTGATGTCATTTTCGTCTGCGCCCAACCAACGTAATAGCTTACGAAACTTAAATGTTAAATGACGACCTGGTTGGTAGCTGGCTTTGAAATTACAGTTAAAACAATGATAGCTTACTGATCCATCTTGATTAGTTGTTAGGCCGCCACGACCACGGGTGTCTGGGCTTTCACCGTTGTGCTGACAGCATGGTGCGTTAAAACTAATCCATCCAGTAGGAGTAGTTTTCTTTTTCGCAGGTAGTATACCTTTAATAAAGTCAGAAATTATATTCAGCATACTAGTATTTTAGCATACTAGCGGCCAAATGTCAATTAAAATGATGTTGTAATTGAGCTACGAACCCAAGTATTTGCCGCTGTACATAGATACATATAGCTACTATCTACAGCAACTTGCCCAATTACTCCAGAACTATTGCTGTGTGTTGGTGGTGGATTAACTAAGTTTAGGCCACGAAAACCTAAGAGATCATTAACTGTTAGAGTAACATTACCAGTACGTCCAGCTACACTAGTAACTGAATTGGTTAAATTTCCAGTAATACCATATAGTTCTGTAAAATTACTGTTAATTTCAGTAAATGCTACACGTAACGGATCACCGTCACCTGAACTAGGGCCTGTACCAATATTAATTACTTGTTGTGTCATGTTTGTTCTCTATTATCTTATATTTATAGTTTTACAATACTAATATAACCAGCAGTGTTGTTATAGAATCCTAGGCTGGTGATGCTGACAGCATTAAATGTGTTGCTTAAATCATAAAATCCATCGCTGGTCGCTACTGATGCGGCATTAGCATCAATGTAACTACCACCGCCACCACCGGAATCAATGTTAGTAGATGAAGCACTGTAAGCACCGCCACCACCACTGTAGCCGCCACCAGCGCCGCCAGTAATAGGGCCAGGGCCACCACCGCCACCAAATCCACCAAAGCTGGTACTAGGTGGAGCATAACTTGTGCTGTATATACCGCCATTGGCACCAAATTGGAAACTGTTACCACCGCCACCAAAAGGCCCAGCTGGAGCCAATTGAGTGTTAGACGTCCAGATCGTGCTAGTCCAAAAGATACCGTTACCTGACCAACCAGCACCGCCACCACTGTCATAGCCATTGAGGCTGGTTGTGCCACCAATGCTGACGTGTGTGTTACCGCCCTGTCCGTTTACACCGCCAGGAGCACCTGTTCTATTAGACGTAATAGTCGCAGTGGTATAGCCCGCACTGTTGCCACCACGACGTGTGGTCACGCCATAGCCGCCCGGGAAAAGACTGCTATTACTAGTCCATGAACCAGGAGCACCGCCGCCACCTGCTATGACCAACGGTATAACGTTAGCAAAGCCCTGAGCTATATTGCCTAGAGCTACAAAACTACCGCCACCGCCCCCTGGGCTAGAAAAGGTACTAGGTTGTGTGGTATTAGCACTGGGTTGTCCTACTACTAAAGTAAGCTTCTGACCGCGTTGTAGACTAAACACGCCCTGTATCACAGCACCGCGTCCATGGGCATTGCCATAGGTAGTGTTGCCACTAAAGGTTGTGATCACACCACTGCGACTACCTGCGGCTGTGATCTGATAGCGACCAGTGTGCGGCACAGTCCATACCTGATAGCCCTGCCAAGAGCCTGGTACTGTAAAGAAGTTGGTATTGGTCAACCAGGTATTGCCTGTGTTGCTGTAGGTATTATACAGTGTGCCTAGAGTGGGTCCATATTGCCCTACAACATTTGAGGTAAAGTTAAACATAGAGAATGAGTATAGATCAGTTAGATCGTATACTGTGCCACCTCTGATTGTTCCTCCTTGGATTAACATAATTTACCAGTCAATTCTCAATTGACGCACCCACATTTGAGCAGTGCTGCCGCCTGTGTAGGCCGCTACTCCGTAGTAGTTACCAGCCGGAGTCCAAGTGCCAATATTCACAGCGCCTTGGTATGCTTCATTTAGATATACTTCCAACATACGAGCACCGTTTTGTATTTTACGTATTTTCAATGTCATGTTATAGAAACTTGTATAAGATGCGTTCCAAACAGTGATACCGCTTGGATTATATGAACTAGATCCTTCTAATATAAATGGAATGTTAGTCTGTGTGCCGTTAACGTAAACTTCAAATTGATTTGCTCCAGAATAGAAGTGGTTCATAACTGCTATGCCACCAAAACTATTAGTATTACCTGGATTACCTGTTACCGCGGCGTTGGCTCCAAAGAATATCCATTGTCCGTCAGCACCAGTACCACCACTGGCACCAATACTTGCCGTAATGGTCATGTCATAGATATAGTTAACTGTGCTACTGTTCCAGCTGATATAACCGCTTTGTGAAGTAGTAGTGGTAGTTAGTTTCAACCCGTATGCTTGAGTGCTATCCCATGTAGCATTACCGCCAATGGTACCACTTGGTGTAAATGCTGACAATGCTGAGGTGGTGTTGGCCTGCCAAGTGTCCCACAAGAAACGTGTCTGCGGTCCAC